CAAGCGCAACCATCATTGGTTCGGGTAATGCTTTGTTGTCAAACCCATCCCCAATGAGCGTAGGTGTTGGCCCTCTGGGTCGCATTTATGTTTGGGATGCTGTACCTCAAGCTAAATTAACGACCAACATTGTTGCCGCCGTCATCACAACTGCTACCACACTCACGCTGGCCGCAGGTGCTGGTGTGACATCCGCCACGATTACAGGCGGCGGTACAGGCTTGCAACTTGACTGCCCTCGTGCGGTTTCCACAACCACAGGTGCTGGCTCCCCAACTACTGTCAACATCACCGTCTCTGGCTACGACTACTACGGTCAAGCCATGAGCGAGGTGATTGCAACAGGAACAGTGGCATCAACTACTGTCAGCGGTAAAAAAGCCTTCTACCAAATTGCCAGCGTTACTTCTTCTGGCGCAAGTGTGGTGACTGTTGCGGTAGGTACGACAGACATCTTGGGTGCGCCATTGCGCATCACTGATGCTGGGTACGTTACCCGTGCAGGCTGGAACAGCACCTTGGCAGAAGATGCGGGTACTTTTGTCGCCGCCGCTACGTTGACGGCTACCACCACAACTGGTGATGTGCGAGGCACTTATCTGCCTTCCTCGGCGGCGGATGGTATCAAACGTCTCGTGATGGGAATCGCCCTACCGGCAATCGCAGTAGGCCCAAATGCAACCCGTATTGGCGCTCTTGGCGTCACACAAGCATAAGGAGAACGACATGGGACAATACAAAGCAATGCCTAAGATGAAAACGACCGAGCCGACTGTTGAGCTTAAGCTTAAAAAAGGCGGTCGAGCTATGAAAGAAAAAGGAGGCGCACTTCCGATGGTTATGCCTGCGCCTATGTCTATGCCGGCACGTCGTCGAATGATGGCGCCTCAAGCTGCAATGCCTATGTCACGCCCTAGTATGGCTGCACCGTCTGTCATGGCTGCACCGCCTGCCATGAAAAAAGGCGGCAAGGCTGACATGGGTCAAGACAAAGCCATGATTAAGAAAGCTTTCAAGCAGCACGATATGCAAGAGCATAAAGGCGACAAAGGCACTTCCTTGAAGCTTAAGCACGGCGGCAAGATGGCCACGGGTGGCGCAATGCAAAAGTATGCAACCGGCGGCGTTGTCAAAGGCAACGGCGGTGGTTATAAAGATGGCGGGTATGCAAAGATGCCTGGGTCTGCGCACGGCTACAAAGCCGGCGGCAAAATGATGCCTTGTTGAAAACGAGTGAGGGCTTCGGCCCTCGCTTCTAATTGGAGAGAAATATGGCTGATTCAGTTACGAGCCAGACGCTTATTGACGGTGAGCGTACGGTCATCATGAAATTTACAAACATCAGTGACGGCACTGGTGAGTCTGCTGTTCTAAAAGTAGATGTTTCTGCACTAACGCCTAGTGCATCAGGTTCTGAATGTAACAGGGTTACAGTTACCAAAATCTACATTGCCAATCACGGCATGGAAGTCAGGATGTTTTTTGACGCCACAACTGATGTGCCGTTCTTTCTGTCCTCCCCCGGAGCAACGCAGACTCTTGACATGACAGGCTTTGGCGGCATTACCAACAACGCTGGTGCAGGTGTTACTGGTGACATTGTGTTTAGCACGGCTGACGCCTCTTCTGGTGACACCTACTGGTGCATTTTGGAGATGGTCAAAGGGTATGCGTAAACATGCCGCTTATTAAGAGCAAATCGCCTGAAGCTTTTAGAAGTAATATAAAAGCTGAAGTCAAAGCAGGCAAGCCTGTGAAGCAAGCTGTTGCAATTGCGTATGCTCAAAAACATGCGGCTAAGAAAAACGGCGGCGATGTTCGACTTTCAGTGGCTAAAGGCGAAAAGCTACCAGTTAGTCGCGGCGCAGGGTTAACAGCAAAAGGTCGTGAAAAAGTTAATCGTGAGACAGGGTCAAACTTAAAACCGCCTGCGCCGCACCCTAAGACAAAGTCAGATGAAGCGCGTAAAAAATCTTTTTGTGCACGAATGTCAGGCATGGAAGGATCCAAGTATGATGAAAAAGGCAATCTTACTCGAAAAGCAGCATCACTAAAGCGATGGAATTGTCCTGGCTGGTAAGGATCAAAAATGTCTTATTCTGGAACGGTTGGTACGACAGTTATTACTGTACAGAACCTAATTGACCACGGTGCTCGTCGAAGCGGTAAACTGGCAGAAGAATTAACGTCAGAGCAAGTTCAATCTGCTCGTGAATCATTGTTTTTTCTGTTGGCAAACTTAATTAATCTTGGCATTCAGTATTGGGCCATTGATAAGAAAGTTTATGGCTTTACAGCAGACAAAGCCGTATACTTGCTGCCTCTTGGCGGCAATGATGTTCTAAATGCTTTATATCGCTGGATGAATCGGCCAAGTGGCTCATACACATCTTCTAACGGCGGTACTTTAGGCAACGTCTATGACAATGACGTGGACACGATATGCACCCAGACCGCCGCCAATGGCAACATTGCGGTCAATTACGGCCCATCAAATCCCATTTTCATTGGCTCAATTGGTTTCTTGCCTGCATCATCCGGCACTTGGTCAATCATTTACGAATATTCACAAGACAATAGCACTTGGTCAACCTTAGTTGACCTTGGCTCTATTACCGTGGTAAACAATGAGTGGGTGTGGACTGACATTGAGAACGGCCAGACTGTGTCATACTACAGAATTCGAGCCTATAACGGTACGACACTAAGCTTGCGTGAATGGTACTTAGGCAATAATAGCACCGAGATCACAATGTCACGCTTAAACCGTGATGATTACACCAACCTACCAAACAAGAACTTTACTGCGAACCAACCGTTTCAATTCTGGTTTAATCGGACCATACCTCAAAGCGAGATCGTGCTTTGGCCGACGCCTCAGAATGCTTTTTATCAAATGACCATCTGGTACTCGCGTCAGATTATGGACGTTGGTGACCTTTATGGCGAGTTAGAGGTGCCACAGCGCTGGTACATGGCCGTGGTAAGTATGTTGGCGCACCAAATGTCATTAGAATTGCCTAGCGTAGATATGAACAGAGTGGCGTACTTAGAGCAACAAGCAAATAAGTATTTAACTCAAGCTGAAGAAGAAGAGCGCGATAAGTCTCCGGTGTATATTGCGCCTAATATTGCCCCGTATACAGGATAGTCATGCCAGTATTTCTAAATACTCGCGGTTATTCAGATATTGCAATTGCGGTGTGCGATCGCTGCAAGATGAAGCGACCACATGCTGTAATGCGCAACGACCCTAATTTTCCGGGTCTTAGGGTGTGTAACGAAAATTGTGCAGACCAGCTTGACCCTTACCGTCTTCCTGCACGCAAAACTGAAAGAATCACGATTCGGTTTCCGCGCCCTGATGTGTCAGTAGCTGCAAATGACAACTATCTGGTAACCACTGGAAATACGCAGTTGCAGATCTCCACTCAAAGTAACACCCAGACGCCTCAAACCAACGGGAACTTGGATACAATAGCCCCTAACCCACCAACGAGTGCATAATGTCATCACAAGTTGTTATTACCGAATTGCCTTCTGCAGGTGCTATCACAGGCACTGAAGCAGTTCCTATTGTTCAAAATGGTGTAACAGTTCAGACGACCACTGCGGCGATCTCCGCATCTCCGTCGCAGGTCTACACTTACTTAACGGTTAACCAAACCCCGCAGTTAGCAAACAGCCGCTATGTTGGCGTGACCAACGGTTTGTCGATTACTGATGGCGGTGCTCAAGGGCTCTTTAATATTAGCACCACAGGCGCTTTGTTGTCTTTAGTAAGCTCCAGCGCAGGCATACAGGTAAAAACCAACGCTACAACTCTTGTAAACCGTTCTATTGCCATTGCCAATTCAGGCTTAAGCGTTACCAACGGAGACGGCATTGCAGGCAACCCAACGCTGTCTTTAACAGGTCAAGCGCTAAACCTTGCAAATGCCAGTTTCAATGGTTTTATGGTCTTGTCAACCGCTGGTGCGGTAACCTCTACAACGCTGGTAGGCACGGCAAGCCAGATTGGTATTACAAACACAAATGGTGTTGGAAACCCAGTGTTTTCGATTGCCAACGACCCCGTGATGCCGGGCAACGGGGCGATGACCATTCCTATTGGAACCACAGGGCAACAACCCGTTGCCTCTGCTATCGGCATGATTCGTTACGACACCACCGTAGGAGGGTATTTTGGGTACTCTGGCACAGGGTGGAATCAATTTTCTTTATCTGGTGGCGTAACTCAGGTCAACACTGGCACAGGTCTGACGGGCGGGCCAATCACTGGCGTAGGCACGATCTCAATCGCCAGCACCGCTGTGACTGCTGGCTCCTACGGATCTGCTACTCAAGTGGGCACGTTTACCGTCAACGCGCAAGGCCAACTGACTGCCGCAGCTAATTTGACAATCACTCCAAGCGGCATCGGAGCGGTGGCGTCTGTATCTGGAACCGCAAACGAAATAACCGCAACGGGCGCATCTATTGTTGTGCTGTCTTTGCCAGCAGCCTTGACTTTCACTAGCAAGACGGTGACAGGCGGCGCATTCAACATGACATCTGCGACTGTTGGCGCGGACACGGTCACGACCAATACCGCAACTCAAACGCTGACAAATAAGACTATCAGCGGCGCAAGCAATACGCTGAACAACATTGCAAATGCAAGCCTGACAAACTCGTCTGTGACTGTTGGAACAACTGCAATTGCCTTGGGCGCGTCAAGCCTAACCTTGGGTGGGTTGACTACGGTGACCGTCACTCAAGACCCAACTGTGGCGCTTGATTTAGCAACCAAACAGTATGTCGATGCAGTAGCCCAAGGGTTAGACCCCAAGGCATCTTGCGTGGCGGCAACGACGGCGAATATTACGTTGTCTGGAACGCAGACAATTGATGGTGTAGCGTTGATTGCTGGAGATAGGTGTTTGGTTAAAGACCAGACATTGAGCCAAGACAACGGGATATACTTGGTTGCGGCGGGTGCGTGGACTCGTGCAACGGACATGGACTCGTGGCTAGAAGTGCCGGGGGCGTTCACCTTTATTGAGCAAGGGACCGCATACGCCGACACTGGCTGGGTCTGCACCTCTAATGCTGGTGGTACTTTAGGCACAACTCCTATCACTTGGGTTCAATTTGCTGGTGTGGGCTCCTACACGGCGGGGACGGGCCTGACCCTCACGGGTACACAGTTCAGCATCACTAACACTGCAGTGGCTGCATCCTCGTATGGATCTGCTACACAAGTTGGTACGTTTTCAGTCAATGCGCAGGGCCAGTTGACTCTAGCGGCCAACACCACGGTGACTCCGGCGGTCGGCTCCATTACTGGGCTCGGCACTGGTGTGGCGACTGCTCTCGCTGTTAACACAGGTACCGCCGGTGCATTTGTGCTTTTCAACGGAGCACTTGGAACACCGAGCAGTGGGACCGTCACGAACCTAACAGGCACTGCATCTATTAACATTAACGGTACAGTGGGCGCTACAACAACGAACACGGGCGCGTTTACTACTGTAGCCGCAACAACTGTAACGGCAACAACTGGCATCTTTGGAGGAACTTTCTAATGTCTCAAGCAGGCTATACCCCAATATCTCTTTACTTCAGCACTACTGCGGCGGCTGTGCCCACTTCTGGCAACCTAGTGGCGGGCGAGTTGGCGATCAACACCCTGGATGGCAAGCTGTACTACAAGAATAGTGCCGGAACTGTTGCCCTATTGGCATCCACCTCGGGCGCTTCAGGTGATGTGGTTGGACCAGCCTCTTCTACTGATAACGCTCTAGCTAGGTTCGACCTCGCCACTGGCAAACTGATTCAGAACTCTGTTGGCATATTGAGCGATGCAGGCATTCTGACTGGTTTGACTGGCATCACCTCATCCGGCTCCATTACACTCTCCAGCTTAACCTCTGGTCGTGTAACTTACGCTGGCACGAGCGGATTGCTTCAAGACTCTGCCAACTTGACGTTTAGCGGAACAATACTGACATCAACGGGCTTTGCTGGCCCTATCAACGGCACAGTAGGCGCTACGACTCCTGCGACTGGGGCATTTACTACGCTGACCGCATCAAGCACGCTTGGCGTAACAGGTGTCTCCACGCTCACCGCTGGAGCAATTATCCAAGGATTGACTGTAGGTCTTGGTGCAGGTGCTATCTCTACCAATACTGCGGTGGGTGCTAGTGCTTTGGCGGCTAATACAACGGGCAGCAGTAACACTGCTGTAGGAAGCACGGCACTTCAGGCAAATACCACAGGGGCCAGCATTACAGCAATTGGTCGTGCCGCTTTACTTGCCAATACAACTGGTTCTGAAAATACGGCAATTGGACAAGCGGCATTAGCTTTTACTACTACTGGAAGTTACAACGCTGCAATGGGTTCAGGGGCCTTGTATACAAATATTACAGGCTCTCGTTCCACAGGTATTGGGCATAACACTCTTTTCTATGCAACTGGCAATGACAACACGGCGTATGGATATTTTGCTGGGCAATCAACTAGCACAGGCACTTTCAATACCTACATAGGTGGCTATGGCGGAGGTTCATACTCTACAGGGCAAGGAAACACTACGGGTGGCTCAAATACCGCAGTAGGCGCGGCGGCTCTTGGGTCAAGCACTACGGGTAGTTTCAATACGGCAGTAGGTAAAGACTCCTTAATTTCCAACACCACAGCCTCTAGCAACACTGCTGTAGGTTATCAGGCGGCTTATAGCAACACCACTGGCACACAAAATGTGGCATTTGGGGCAACAGCAGGTTATTCCACTACAACAGGTGGTAACAATGTTAGTGTTGGTAATGCTGCTTTATTCTCAAATGTTTCTGGGACAAATAACACAGCAATTGGCAATTTTTCTCAATACCCGACTACGGGTTCATTTAATACTTCACTAGGTGCTGATGCGTTAAGGTTCACCACCACAGCCTCTAGCAACACTGCTGTAGGTTATCAGGCTGGGTACGCAAACACCACTGGCGCTCTCAACACTGCTGTAGGTGCTAATGCTTTGGCGGCGAATACCACCGCATCTAACAACACTGCGGTAGGTTTTCAGGCTTTAACGGCTAATACAACTGGTTTTGAAAATACCGCTATGGGTAGAGGCGCGGCGGCAGCAAATACTACTGGGGAAGCAACATCTGCTTTTGGTAGTGGAGCGCTTGGGGCAAACACCACAGGAATGGGTAACTCCGCTTTTGGCTCGGCAAGGGCCGGTTCGCACGGCGGGACGTTGCAAAATAACACCACTGGTTCATCAAACTCCGCATTCGGTGCTGGGGCGTTATTTACCAACACTACAGCATCAAACAACACTGCCGTTGGATTCCTAGCTATGTACCCGAACACAACGGGAGCAAGCAATGTAGCAGTGGGTAGTGAGGCACTTCGCAGCACCACCACAGCCTCTAGCAACACTGCTGTAGGTTATCAGGCTGGGTACGCAAATACTACAGGCACACAAAACGTAGTATTGGGGGCATCAGCAGGAACATCAGCAACTACAGCATCGCAAAATATTTTAATTGGTACTAGCGCTGGAAATGCTATTACCACTGGTGGGCAAAATGTAGTAATTGGATACAACGCTGGCGCAGCAATTACAACAGCCACAGGCAGTGTAATGATTGGCCTACAAGCTGGAGTTTCGACTACTACAGGTATTTGCAACACGTTTATTGGCGGCTCTTTTTCTGGCTATGTTGGTAGATTCAACACAACAGGCGCAAACAATACAGCAATTGGAACAGATGCTCTTGTATCAAACACCACAGCCTCAAACAACACTGCTGTAGGTTTTCAGTCAATGTTCTCCAACACCACGGGTGATGGACAGGCATTTGGCGCGTATGCTTTGTACAGCCAAACAACTGGCACAAACAACACAGCAATTGGCGCAACGGTTCTCTACGCAAACACAACAGGCGCAAACAATACTGGTACGGGGTTAGCTGCATTGCGATTCAATACAACTGGCGCACAAAATACCGCTGTTGGTTCATCTGCTCTCTATTCCAACACCACAGCATCTAACAACACTGCGGTAGGTTATCAGGCGGGGAATGCAAATACCACTGGTACGTTTAACACTTTTCTTGGTCAAGGCGCTGGGGTAAGTGCTTCAACAGGCGCAGCAAACATTATGGTTGGGTCAGGTAGCGGGGGGTCTGTTACTACAGGCTCTGGTGTTGTTGCTATTGGCTATGCAACCATATCGGCATCGGCTTCTACTGCGTCTAACAATACAGCGGTTGGCACTTATGCTTTAAGAGCAAACACCA